TTATGGCCCATTTTAAGCGCAACGCGCATGTTCTCGCCGAGCGCGCCAAACGTGGCAGCAATTTGCGCGAGGTCATCGTGCGTGAATTCCATCCCGTTCCATTTACCAACTGCAAATATTTCAGCGTCGAGTTCCATGTGACCCCCTATTGGATAGTCTGGTGACACGTTTTGCACAATGAATAAGGCCTCACGAAGAGCGCTTCCGGGTTGTTCCACACGGTTCCAATCACCCCATCTGTCCCCTGGCCATCTAGACTACACGTCCCGATGCGCCCATCTGACCAAGCTATCGCCATACCTTCATTCTGCCACATACAGGGTGCTGACCCGGCAGAGTTGTGCCAGTCCACCTGTCCTGCCCAATCAATCGCCGCGATAGCGGGGTCTGCGCTCACACCGGCGAGTATGCCACGCGCGCGTAATAATTCGACAGCAGGGCCAGCTTTCTCTGGCCGGTGTAGACTTACCCATGTTCGTACTCGCGCCTCCGCGATTACGTCCGCCATTTCTGCTGTAAGCCCGACGCCATTAATCGCACAGGTTAAATCAATGTCAGGCAGCAGCAAACGAGCACGGCGTATATATTCAATAAAATTGGGGTGCATTGTACTCTCCCCAATGCCGTGTACGCTCAATTCATATTGCGTCCCTGCGCGGACAAAGTGCTGTACCAATGTTAGCGCGCGGTTGAACGTGTTGCCGTCCATGTCCATCTTAGGGCGCGGCATTTTCTTATGCACGCAATATCTGCAAGTCAGATTACACCGGCTGGTGATCTCGATTTGATGTATGCGCGTCACTTGTTTCACTTCGCCGCTTCCTTTTGCGCTGTATCCAATAACTCGCGGAGTTTCGTCAACTCCGCGGGGGTCAGGCGTAAATATATCCGGTTGATGGCGTGCTTGTCGACAGCCACCATGTCTACGCTGCGCATGCCGTCTGTGTCTCGCACGTAGAAACTAATCGCGCCCCCTGAGCTGAATACTCCGCCGATGGTTGTGGTCGTCTCAACTGCATGCGCATTGTGTGCGAAAAAGAACATCGAGCACACCCACATCATAATAATTTTGAACACAATTTCCATTCCCTATTATAAGTTAATTATGCGCAAATCAAAACTTCTTTCATCCGTGCGGCCTTGCGAAGTCACGATTTGATTGCTCACTTTATGCGAAGTGCCCGCCGTGCCACTGCCGATAAAACACACCGTCTGATGCGATGTGATGCTGGACGATGTGATAGCTAACGTGCTCGCCGAGAATACCGACGATGATATCGTATCACCACTGCTCATCCATTGCGTCCAATCGAATCCGTAATCTTTATTCGCGTGCGGGTCTTTGTCCATATTAATGTACCGTGGTAATTCTATTTTCTACCGAAAGCGCGACCAGTCTAGTTTCTACCGGAATCGCGAGCATCCTGCTTTCTATTGGGAGCGCGATCGTTCTATAGCGCGTGTGATACGTAATAGTATATGTTGAGGTTGCATCTGGCACAATCGCCCCTGCCGTGTCCACGGCAACGCCGACGGCGGCTGCGGCTGCGGTGTGGATGTACTCGCTCGGAAGCTGCGCCGGTGATGCTGAAATATCCTCCAGCATTGGGCGTCCGACGTAAACCGAGCGCTGTTCGGACACTAACCCTGCGCCGTCGCTGGGTCGCAAAAGGAAAAAGCTTCCCTCATGCGTAGCGGGACTGCCGATCACGCTAAATCGCTGCCACACAGGGGTGACCAGAAAGGGCGTTTGTACCAATACTTGCCCGCCATCAGAGTCTTTCAGCTGCAAAACGATATATTGTGACCCGGACGGGGATTTCATGTCGATCGAGCACTGATGCACCGCACCAGCAGGGGGCATAGGGTAGCTGCTCTGTAAAAGTATAGCGCTGCTCGCTGAGGTCATGGCGAGTAACGTCGCCGATGTTCCACCCATCATATCGGTCTGTCCAGGCGTTATGACCGGTGCGCCATTTTTTTGCCAATCCGCAGTGCTAAAATCTTCGCTGAACCTGAATAAATTCTTCCTACTAGTAACTATATTGTGCTCTTGCTCCGCGCCCGTGCCGCCAGTGATGCGCAACATCATTCCCGCATAGGCATCCGCCACCTCTGATGCAGTAGCGGCCAGCGTCAGCGACTTGGATGCGCCCGCCTGCGCGGTGCCGCTATGTATCAGCGTCGACGACAGTGCTGCTACGATTTCGGGTTTAACGCGCGATACCCGGCTCTCCAATCCCACAAATGCAGTGCGCAGAATATTCGCCGCGTTCGCAACCGCCGCAACCCCTACTCCGAAACCACGAGTAACGATTAGCCCGGGTGAACCCCATGCGCCTATTCCGCGTGTTATGATTGATGCTGGGGATGCCATCATGTAGCCCTTGTAATGCTGGTCGGCGTTGTCGCCGAATCCAGCGTAAATGTTTCAGCAGTCGTTGTGCCGTCAAATTTTTTAATAGTTTTGGTTGTGCCTGCGATTGCCACTTCACCCTCGTGCGCGAGCATCTCACAAATACCTTGGGCGAGGGTTGGCGCAGAAGCGTCTGCGCGGTAACTTTCTGTGAGTTGCGTTGTGAATACGGCTGTTGCGATTGTCGCGGCGGATGGGATATCGCTGGTCGCGGCGGGCGCAGCAGGGATCAAATCCGTCTTGGTCTTGATCGCAGCAATTTCTGTGTCCAGAAAATCATCTACGACGCTTACGGCAACAGACATGTCTGTCTGAAGTTTGCCAAATGTGCCAGGGGAACCATACCCTGTCGTTGCATCATTCCAAACGGCGGCTGCGATGGCGGCATTCGCGGATGCGGTTATTTTCGCACTTGATATGGCATCTGCATAAATGGCAGCATTGGTCAAAACACCATCGGACATTGCACCAACGTCCGAATTCATTCTGCCCCCAACAAGTGTCGCGGGCAGGCGTGCCTGAATGTCATCAAGGTCGGCATGTACCGTCGCTGCTGTCAGGCCAGTAACGCTACCGACTGCACCAGTTACTGCGCTGGCTGTCACCTCCAGTGAATTGTTGACCTTCGGGCCGAAATCCAGTTCTACACGGTACATGCTGGTAGCGTCTGGGTTAACAGTCCAATTCCGCGCTACAGTTACAACTTTCGTACTGCCGTTGTAATTGGCAATTCCACGGGTCTGTCCACCACCGGTGCCGGAATAGATTGAAATTTTTTGACCTATCCAAAGATTATCTTCTGCGGATGCAGCCGCGCGCAAGGTTATGCTGTTTGCGTTTCCGCCCTGTGCTTGCCCGTTTTCTGTTGATTGCTTATCAACAGGGGCAATCTGCACACCATCCGTTCCTGTGTCCAACAGAATTGCTGCCGTGTCCGCTTTGATAGCAGCAATTTCTGTGTCCAGAAAATCATCGATTGTATTTACAGATGCTTGTGATGCAAGTGCTGTAAGCCCCGCGCCAGCCACACCGAGCGTGGTCTCTATGCCATCCACGAAACCGCCTATTGTCAGCAGATCAGCAGCGATAGATGCACCCGCCGGTGTGCCTAATTTAGGTTGCATGTTTGCAGTATCAACAAGTATATCCGCCGTGTCCGCCTTGATCGCAACAAACCCATTCGCGCCATTTGCCAACCCATAGCTATCACCTGTCTGCGGAAACGTAGTGTAAATCGGTAGCGTCACATTGCACGCTGAGGTATGCGTAAATGTAAACCCGATTTGATCGTAGTTTGTTTCCGCTTGCGCCGGGGCATATGTCCAATACCCATTACCTTCATGTGTACACGCACCTGCCCCGACAGAACCGACAGTTTGAGTTCCGCCATCACCTGTAATATAGATTGTGGTGGTGCCTGTCGTGACAGCGCTTCCATCGCTTTTGCTGATTAATTGACACCCCACAAACTGGCTGGCGACATTCTTTTTCATATCGAAACCCCAATCTTGTATGAACTGATTGCTCTGTAACGCCCATGCGGGTTGGAATCCCCCGCCGGGTACGGCAACCGTATCGAATAGCGGTAGAAAAAACATTCAGACTCCAACACCCATCAACATTAATTGATTCGCCCCCGCTGACGGTGGTGGCGGAGGCGTGTATTCAAAAAAGTCCTCGGCAATGTTCTGCGCTACTCCGCTCTGTATTTGCTGAATCAAAAACTGCAACGACAAGCGTCCATCCGATTGTTGCCTCCAAATGTTCATCAGCCGTCTGCCACTTCAATTAGTAAGTCAAGCGCTGCTGTTGTTGTCGAACTAGCGGATTGCGTTACAACTAAAGCCGAGGTGTCATAAATCTGCACCAACCCGGTCTTTGTTAAATCATGCACAATTTCTTCCATACTACTAGTGTTCGCAGTGTTGCCTAACGTTCCTGAATGCCACAACGGCCTCATAACGTGCACGTTGAATGTCCCAACGGTAGATACGGAGGAAGTCACTACGTCAATCCGCTGTACCCCGCTGTCTCCGGCAGCTAACGGAACTCTGAACATTCTACCAACTGTCGGTGCCACACCAGTTGCAATGGTGCCGGTAACGGATGAAACTCCGTCCTGGTCCAGATACGTTATGGCGATGCTTTGGCTTCCAGTAAACGCAGTGACCGTTTCCAACCAGATTTCCAGCCCCTTGTAATCCCCACCAGGTACTCTCCCAGCGTAACTTGGTTGTGCTGTAAGGCTGACGTTGCTGTTAAACGAATATGCACCGGCTGAAAATAGGCGGTCGTAGAGTTTTAGTCTGTTTATATTATTGCCTGCATTGACCCCGCAAAAACTGACCTTTGAAATATATCCCGTTGCGTTAAATGTATTTATCGCTGGGTAGCCCGTTATCGCGGCCGTATGCACGACCCCGTTTGCCGTATTGCCAATAGCCAGTGTTCCAGCGGGGGGGTAACCGGCAATATCAAACATTGTCCACGGTATAGATGCTGCAACTGTGCGCGTACCGCCTTTAAACAACGTGAGATGTTGTTTGGGTGCTGCTATCAGCTGTGCGAGAGTTGTAATTGCCATATCACCCTTGTGCTATCTGGATATACAATTCAGGTACGCCTGATGTTGTCGAGTCAATATAAAACACCGGGAACAATGCTGAGGTATCATAAATTTCAGGCATGCCCGTTCTCAAAAAGTCGTGGTTTTCGCCGCCATTTATCATTGCTATACGTCCACGCCACAACGGTCTCATAACGTGCACGTTGAATGTCCCAACAGTAGATACGGAGGAAGTCACAACATCTATCCTCTGTACCCCACTATCTCCGGCTGCCAATGGCACTCTAAACATTCTGCCTATTGTCGGTGCCACACCAGTTGCAATGGTGCCGGTAACGGATGAAACTCCGTCCTGGTCCAGATACGTGATGGCGATGCTTTGGCTTCCAGTAAATGCAGTAACCGTCTCCAACCATATCTCCAGCCCCTTGTAATCTCCACCGGGCACTCTCCCCGCATAACTGGGTTGGGATGCCAAGGTCACGTTGCTGTTGAATGAATACGCTCCAGCGGAAAACAGGCGGTCGTAGAGTTTGACGCTACCTGCCACTGAATTACCAAAAGCGACACCTGTAACATACCCCGTGCCCGTGATTGTATTAATCGGGTGATATCCAGCAGTTGCATCTGTATGTACAAGTCCATTGGCCGTGTTGCCGATTGCCAATGTTCCGGCACCTGGGCTACCCGCAATGTCAAACAACGAAAATGGGACAGCGGCGACAGTTGTGCGCGCGGCTTGTTTGAATATAGAGAGCTTCTGTTTGGTAGCTGCGATATAACCATCAAGCGTTGAGATTGCCATTATGTTTTAACCCCCTGTACATTTACATATACCGAACTTACCCCGGCGCTCAGTTGCGCAGTCCAATTGTTCGCCGCTGTAGTTTGTGTGGCTGGAGTTGGATATGAAAACACACCGCCTCCGTTTGCCGCTATGGCATAATTTTTTTCCACAGAACCCGCTGTTGCATCACGAAGGGACACCACGACAGCCGTTGCGCTGCTGTTGGTGATTTCGATCATGGTCAGATCATGGAAAACACCCGCCGCGCCAGCCGCCAGCAATGTTGTTTCTGCGGTTGTTGATAGTGTGATGGTGTTTTTGACAATCAATTCACGAGGAGCATTCAGTTTAACAAGTTGCCGCCCCATAATATCAAAATAGGCATCAACTCTATCCCCTGCCGCTACCGCAGATGGATTGCTCGTTTGAGCCTTGCCGCCGATCTTTACTGGATTGCCTGTGTCTGCACCATCATGTGCAACATTACCAACTGCCGCGACCTCATCTGTGGTGGCAATAAGTGCTCTTACGTTCACTGATTCATTGTTCAGCGTTGTCGCCAAATCACCCGCGAGGGTCACCCGTAATTTCTGCTCTCTCCCTTCAGTCCATGTTTGGTCACTCGCTAATGCTATGGCGGTCAATGTGCTGAAATTATCAGACGTTGGCGCAGCAGTATCGTTGCTTTTATTGCCCTTCACGACATTTTGAACATCACTGATTTTTACATATTCATCCTGCCCCATGTGCCGTTGAATTGCCTGGTGATAGAAAACACCCTGCGCGGTTCCACCATTGACATATCGTGCACGGGAATATCTGGCGATTGATTGATGCGCTTCTCTCAACGGCACGGTGCCGGTTACTGGTTCAGTATCAAATGCGAACCAATTAGTGCCATCGTGCGAATCTTCTGCGTAATGTGTCCCACCAACATCGGAATATACATAATGCGCCACATAAGCGCCGCCAGTAGAATGGTCAAACGTCTGAGACGTATACGACGCTCCTATACCAAGCGGCGTAGTAGTTAGGTCGATGACCGATGCGCTTTTTGTATAATCAATCGGTAGCGGAGCCGTTGTTGACACAAGTGTTGCGGTATCGAGTGCCCCAAATGCTAATTTGCCTATTGGGTATTTAACGCCACCTACGTCATCAAAGGCAATCGTGTCGCCAGCGTCCCACGAGGATTTGGTTATGTTATCGGACATGATTTATCCCTTGTTTTTAGCATTTTCAAATCCGACGCATGCAATTTTATCATTTGCTGCAACAAGCCTGATTTTGCAGGCATCTTCCCATTCATATTTCCATGGCGATCTATCGGACATACTAATCGCCCATATCCAGAATTTGCACTCCCAACAAAGGGACCTTGCAGATTTTGATAGTGCTATTTTTGACATACATCAACGTGCTCCTGCATGATTACATTGTGTGAATCCAAACCCCTTCTGCGGGTTTACTGTTGGTGCATCACTCGCTTGCCATACATCACGCGTAGTGACTGGAATAAGAATGCTGCGGCAATTAAAATGATTTGGCGGACGAAAAGTTGACCACACCTCAGAATCTATACCGTAGGTTTCTCCGTCTAGTTGTGAGCATATTTCAGTGGTGCGGTCATCCAACACGGCGCTGTACTCAAGCGCCTCAACAAATCCCTGTAATTCTGGGTCGCTGAAAAATTGATAGCGGGCTTCATTAATCGCTTCAAAATTTGTGGTACGGATCGCGGTTTCTATCCGTGCTTGTGGATTGTGCCCTTTCGGCAACACCAACGCCACCGCAATATCCTCCGCTGACACTAATCCATCCGCCGCTAGCGCCCTATATATCGCCCGTTTGGTTTCTTCTTGTGTTTTGCTAACCTTGATGCCTTCCATCAGGATGTTGCGGATTGTTTTCTGCGTTGCCGCATTGATGTCGCCCGCGAGAGAGTAGGACTTCTGTTTGAGGTACGCGGCAGCCACATCCTGAAGTGCGAGGTCGTTGACAGCAAATGCCGCGCCCTTGGCCTTATTTATTTCCTTTCGCGAATGTGATTCGCCGATGCTCCACGCTTCCTTCAACCCTTTATGTACGGCATTCTTGAGCGCGGACATTTCGCTTGCGGTGTAATTCAACTTCTGGATATCGCGCGGATCGCCTTCCGCCGTGCCCAGCTTCAGCTCAGCAGCGAGCGCCACTACGCGGGCGACAGCGGCGGAATTAAGCGCCGCCACTTCATACGCCGTGTCCTGCGTGCTGTTGTCAGCTTTGTTGCCGATAACCGCAAAGTCCACGCGCTTCATGGCGCGGGAGAATGCTGACACGGAAATGGCAGACTTACCTACGACCGTTTCCGCAACAGGTGGCGGTGTTGGTTTAGGCTTCGGTGCGGGATTCTCGTCTGCGCTGGCAGGCGGTGCATTAGGGTCAACATGCTTCCCATCTGGCCCAAGCTTCGGCGCGTTAGGATCAACTGGCGCGACCAGCGATTCGCCCTTCTCCGGGAACTCCAACATCTCGCGCAAGTGCTTTTCGTCTGTGTCGCTGGCTTGCACTGCCTTCCCTGTTACGAGCGCAGTCCATGTCTTAATGATTTCCATCTTCCGCCGTTCGCTAATCGGCTTGAATTTGAATTGCGGATAATAGCCATCAGCGAAGTTATATTCGCCCAAATCTTTGAACAGCTTTTCATTCAGCGCGTCTTCAAGACGCTGCCCATCCGCCGCCAGCGTCCAGAAGAACGCCTCAAGCTGCGTCTCCGACTGTGAATAACTGCCTACGCCGCCCTGCTCAGTAATGCCAAGCAGATTCGGCACAAGCAATGATTTCGCAATAGCCTTGTCTTCCTGCGCGATTTTACGTTCGAACAAATCAGTCGTCGCCGGGTGCTCAATGTTGAGATCGACATTTCCGGGCAGAATGATTGCACTGGTCGCCTGTAAATTGCCCAGTACGGATTGCAACGCAGTCAGCTCCGCTGAACCTTGTACCAGGGCTTTGCCCTCTTTGGGCTGCGCCCAAATAAATCCAGCGGCGAATCGCTCCATGTGAATATTCTGGAACTTGATCGCCATGTCCTTGCTGAACCACGCGCGGTAACATTCGCGCAATTCGCTGCGCCCGTAGTGTTTGTCGATGTCCGGGTTCTGCACGTAATGAATGAATTTGTCGAGATCAATTTCCTGTTCGTTCATCTCAAACTTTTGCACAACCTTTTCAATCTTGCCATACGCATCGGTGTGAAAAAAGAATGTATCACACGGTTTTACTTCAAGCCGCTCTATGCCTACCCATGCTTTTTTCTGGTACGCAACCTGTGCGTAGATTTTTTCCGTTATTGAGTAACCGTTGTACATCGCGGACAGAATCCCATTCAGCGCATCGGTGAACGATCCTTGCATTTCAGCTATGATGTGCTGAAATAACCCGGCGCGCATTTCGGTTTCGGTTTCGGAGAGCGATTCGTGCTCGCATGTGATTATGAATTGGCGGGAGGTGATCGCGTCACGCTTAAACCGCACGACGGCTTTTACCTGCTCGTCGGTCATCATCTTTTGGTACACGCCGAAACCTTTGCGCCCAATGAGCGCATCTGGATTATATTTTGGGAATGTTGCCCCGCGATACATGGACGACTCCGACCATGCCACTTCCGCCGTCGGCGCAAGGGGAGTGGGCGGAGTAGACTTGAAGCGGTTAGTTATGAAATCCAGTATCACCAATCACTCCTCGCTTGACTCCGCGCGGCCACGATAATCTCTATTTGGCCGGGTATAGTCGGGGTTTGCGTTGCAAACAACATCGCTATGCTGTCCGCGCGGTCTGGGGACTCAATGCCGCGTGCCATCATAGCTTTTTTTGTTTCAAGCTCCTCCACGCGCTCCGTGCCGGGTAGCGTGCGGACAGAACACATCTGAGCGGTGAAGTCATCCCAGTCCTCAACGAAATCCTCAGCGTATGATATGCGCCCATCACGATGCGCGTCACGCATGACGATATACGATTGCGTGCGGCGGTTGCGCCACATTTTAGGATTATCACTAGCTTCTCCTCCCTTGTATGTTACAACGGCATGCCCCATTTCCATCAGATACCCCGCTGTGCCCGCGCCCACACCCAACGAATCTACGACGATGTCATCGCGCCCTTTGCGCCCCTTGTGCTTGTTGAATAAATCCACAGCAGCCTTCGCTGCGAGTATAGGCGACTCGCTGGAAGGGAACGAATGTTGCTGTTGCTCGATGATATTCATGCTGTCGCCCAGCATGATTGCGGCGGTGAGTACCGTGAAGTTCGCACCACCGTCTGCTACGTCTGCCGACACGCGCAAGCGCGGTATGTGCCCTGCTCCAACTGTTTCACGCCCGTATGCATCCGTGAGCCACGCGTACGGGATGAGTTGTGCCTCGTCCCCATCAGCGAATTCGCCGTAGCACCGAACCTTGACCACAGGCGAATCGCGCCCATATTTATCCACCATGCGCTGCACCCATTCCGTGCTGACGCGAGTCGTCTTCGCGAGATCAACGTGAATTTGATAATAGTGCTTGGAGACTTTCGGAACATTATGTGAGGCATGAAATGTCCCTTGATTTTTGGTAGGGTTGCCGATGAGCAGTAGTATCACAAGCACGCCGCTCGAGATTGCACCCTCGATGACAGGGAACATTTCTTCCGGCATACCGGACGC